CCCTATCAAAGAATCTCAAATGCAACAGTAGAGGACATTCAGTTCTACGATCCGGCAGCGGAACGCAGAGCGGCTGCTCTCAATGTTGATTGGGCTCCATACTTCAAAGTTGCTTCACAAGAGTGGCTTTATAAATTAGAGTTTGGATGGTGGCAAAAATATTGCGACACCGTTCTTGGTGCTTACTATTATGCTAACCTGCCAAATGGTCAGTTGATCTCAAGTTTCAACCCAAGTTTGCTCATTAAAAACGATCAAACATTAATTCGTTTAGATACATTCGGTGCAATATTAGTTTTCTATGAAAGTCTAGTAACCGATGTGTCTAACATGAATGAGGTTGATGTTCAGAATTATGAATTCGCTAAAAAGCGTTGTGAAGATGAATGGACAAAAGCGTTGCAGTTGATGAACTTCTATGATTTATACATGGATAGTCCACAAGGACCAACGACTAAACTTGAAGAAAATTGGACAGCAGACGTTGATTATTTCAACGGTGATAGGAGATATTTCTAATGGCTGAAGTAACTTACTCAGTATTGAACGCACCAACAGTCAATGAGACACAAATCAGTGATGTGTTGAAACGTGATATACCAAGAGCATGGAACATACCAATATACAGTGACTTCCCTAGCGATAGTGAAGTTGTTCGTTATGGTATCTATGTGAGTGATGTTCATACAGTTAGCAGAAATCCTCATCAACTAGCAATACAATATTGTGGCGCTATCTATCACGCATATGATGAATTTGGAATCACATACATTTCATATCAAGATGACCCATACAATACAGCAGTCAATGCTATTATTGCGAATCTAGTTACTGCCGTCAAAGACGATGGCGATCAACTATTCGATGGTTATTTTGAAAGAGATTTTGAACAAGTTCGTACATACGGACCAACACAAGCAGAGAAGCATACCTGGACATTCAGATTGCTTAGAATGGAATTTAATACTTAACGCCTAACACAAGGAGAAATCAAATGGCAAGAATCACAGTAAACACAACAGGTACAAATCCGATACTTATTTTAAGTACCGATTTAGCCAACGTATCTGCTGCCAATCTCGCAAATGGAAATATCAGTCTAGCTAATAGTTTATCTGTAACATGTTTACAAGATATCACTGTTACATCTAGCACAGGTATCTTTTCATATACCGACTTTTGCAGTATCGATACAAACAAAATCACTACACCAGCTGATAACGAAATTTCAACGAATTTGGTTATCGATCCGACAGTATACTTCGGTACTGGTGGTGCAAACAATGCAGCCGAATATGGCGTATCAGCATTGAGCCAGAACAAAGTTGAAGTTCAATTCAAACTTGTATGGAACAACTCAAATGCTAACGGCAACGTTGCAAACTCATACTTCACTACAGGCGTTGGTTATATATCATCACTAGCACCTACAGTAAGTCCAGAGGCACCAGTCTGGGTAACACCTATGACTATCGCTGTCGATGGAACAATGTATACTGCACAACAGTAATTTGTGATAGCATGAACAAAGAGGGAACATTGTGTTCCCTTTTTTTACAGAAAGATAACAAATGAATAATGAAGATGTATGGCTAAAGACCGACGTAGAAAAACTCAGAAGCCTTATCGCCGATGAAGCAAAGATGATGCCAATGTTAGACAACATGCAGGCAACTATTAAACAATTAAAAGCAAAGCAAACATTCCGTCTTGCATTGCTCAATCAATTACTAGAAGATAGTATTGACAAAGAATAAATACAATGTAATAATTTAATAAGGAAATTAACAAATGAAACTCTCAGCATTAACAGCTAAACCCCAACTAATCGAAATCTCAATTGATGATGAAGAAACCATAAAAGAATTTGGTGAAGCAGTCACCTTTCATACATGGGATCGTCAACCTATGGATGTATTCATGCGACTAGCAAATGCAGACCATACTAATACAGGTAACATTGTCGAAATCGTGCGTACATTAATCCTTGATGAAAAAGGTAAAGAAGTATTGACAAAAGAAAACGCACTACCAACACATGTATTGATGAAGGCAATTAGTAAGGTGACCGATCTGTTGGGAAAGTAACAAATGACAATATTGATATCAACTCAGAAAAGATGGCATCAATATTGTGGGTAGACTCACTAGGCAAACGTTATGGAATGTTACCTAGTGAAGTGATTGGCAGGGCTAACACTTTTGATTTGTATGTTATGGATGCGGCATTGGCTTTTGAGAATTTTCATCATAAGAAGTCAATGAACAATGGTAGAGATCCCATACCAGATTATACAACAGATGAATTGTTAGCAATGGTCGCAAAACAAGAGGATTAACAAGATGATTCAATTAGATGCTAAGTTTAATTCCAATAACATATCAAACATGTTAAAGGAAATTAAGAGAGACCTTAAGAAAGTTCCTCAAGAAGCCTATGATTTTTTTGTTAAAACTACGCCTAAGAAAACTGGTAATGCTAGAAGTAAAACTAAACTAAAGGGTAGTGTGATTCAAGCTGACTATCAATATGCCGAGGTACTAGATAAAGGTCGTCATATGACTAGCAGAGGTATGCGTGGTAGTGACCAAGCTCCAGAAGGTATGACTAAGCCAACAGAAAAGTTTATACAAGACCGTGTAAACAAAATAGTTACAGGAAAATAATAAATGGCAACGACAAATGCTCAAATTAATGTAAGCGTAAATGGATTAAGTTCGCTAGATGCATTAGATAAAAAACTTACTGGTTTAGGAACCATGTTTGGTGGTTTAAAAACTAAACTTGCCGGCATTGGTCTTGCCGCATTTGGTCGTAGTGCATTAATTGCCGCAGATGATTTAACTGATTTGTCAAACGCTACCGGCATTACAATTGGTAAATTAATTGAATTACAAACTGTATTAAAAGAATCAGGATTGACTGGTGATTCAATGTCAGCTAGTGTTACTAAGTTTACACAAAGCATACAAGAAGCCGCAGATGGAAGTTTAAAAGCACAGAATGATTTTACGGCATTAGGTATTTCATTACAAGATTTGAATACCATGTCAGAACAAGACTTGCTATCTAAAGCACTAAGTGGTTTTGATAATATTAGCACATCAAGTGAAAAAGCCGCAATCAAAATGAATCTCTTTGGTAAGAGTTTCAGAACAGTTGATCCAACAGATTTTAAAAATAAACTAGATGCGGCAGCAGGTAGTGGAGACAAGTATGCTGAATCAATGCGTAAGGCTGCTCAATTAAATGATAACCTTGCAACAGCAACAACTAATCTTAAGATTGCGTTCTTACAAGTTACAGCACCTTTTGTTAATTTAATTAATGCCATTGCAGGGTCTGGTAAAGATATTGAAACGCTTGTTAGTATTTTAAAAGTACTTGGTACAGTAATGTTGATGGTATTTGGTGGCGGTGTCGCACGATTAGCAATTGGCTTTATTGGAAGCATGGGTCGAGGCATTACAGCATTAAGACCAATAATGGTAAACGCTAGTGGATCATTTGGTAAATTTGCGAGTGCCGCTAAAGAGGGTGCAGAAAAAGCCGCATTAAATTTTGCTGGTAATGGTAAATTAATGAATGCGCTAAGAGCAGTTGGCACTGCTGTTGGTGTAGTAGCTGGTGGTATTGCAGGTGCATTTGGATTAGCTGGTGGTGATTCAAGTAAAAGTAAACCCGCAGAAGGTGGAACCGGAACAGCTAAAAAAGAAGAAGAAATCAATCGTGGTTTAATAGAAGGTTTAGCTAAGAAGCGTCAAGAAATTGAAAATGTTACCAAAGCATTCAAGCAACAATCAGATCAAACAATACAAAGCATTGGTTTAGAAGAAAGATTAATTGGTGTTAATGCTGATACTGCTGAAATATTAAGAGCACAAGCCGATATCTACAAACGCCAAGAAGATGAAGTTCAGAAATTGCGTGATGCAAAAGCGGCATTAGGTAAAGATGAAAAAGAACTTGCTGCCACATATGACTTGCAGATTATGAAAATATCTCAGCAAGCACAGAAAGATGCCGAAAGAGTTGCGGCTGCAATCAGTGGATTACAAGGTGTTCGTCTATTAGAACAAGATAGATTAAACAACCTACAAAGAATTACTGACGCATTAGAAAAACAAAAGAAACTTGATGAATCAATCTTAAGCATTCGTCAATCAACTCAAGCGCAATTAGCCGATGCAGCCTTTGAGAAATCTCAAATGGGTCGTAGTCCATTAGAGAAACAATTTGCAAGCATACAAGAGAATGCACGTAAAGCCGCATTAGAAGCAGGTCGTGCATTCAGCGAACAATTCAGTGCTGAAGATATGGGCGCAGAAGATGCTAAGAAATTAGCAGATGGTCTTGCATTAATTGCTGAAAGATATAAAGCAATTGCTGATGCACAAAGTGCTAATTTAGCCGCAAGCAGATCATGGGAACAAGGTTGGGCTGATGCGTTTAATAGTTTTATGGACAATGCTACCAATGCTTCAATGAGAGCGGGTGAAGCATTCAATGCGTTTACTAGTAACATGAATAGTTCTATTGATAGATTCGTTGAAACAGGTAAGTTTAGTTTTGGTGATCTTGCTCGTAGTATCATTCAAGATTTAATTAAAATTGAATTGAAAGCACAAGCAACAGCATTGTTCAAAACAGCCGCTGGTGGTATAGGTGGAATATTAAGTGGTCTTGGAAGTATACTTGGCTTCGCTGATGGTGGTAGTCCTCCAGTAGGTAAGCCAAGTATTGTTGGTGAACGTGGTCCTGAGTTGTTTGTACCAAAATCAGCAGGTACTGTTCTTCCCAATGGAACCGGAATGGGTTCATCGAATGTAACAAACAATTACATTACAAATCAAATCTCAGCATTGGATGCTAAGAGTGTTGCTCAGTTATTTGCTGAGAATCGTAAAACATTGCTAGGTACTGTTCAACTAGCACAAAAAGAATTACCATATGGTAACAGATAAGGAATAAAAGATGGCAGGTTTACAAACAATTATCGATAACTGCAACGGGATTGAAATGAACCGTCGTCAAGTTGTTGGTACACAATATACACGAAATGAAATTCCTAGAGTTAGTCAGACTCCAACTAAGAATCCATGGAAGATCACAATAGATATGCCTAATAGATTTAGATATAATCAAGCACGTGCGTTATTAGAAGAACTTGATACATTAGATACGTACACTCCACAAGTAGTTACGTTTGGCAATCTAACAGCAATGAATTGGATATTTAAATATCAAGGTGCAATGACTAGTGGACAAATTGCGGCAGTTACAGTTCAAACTTATGTTGGTCAATCATTAACATTGACTGGCTTGCCAGCAATTGCTTCAACTGATTATTTGTTTAAAAAGAATGATTTGATTCAAATTGGTAGTAATCCTTATCCATTCACAAGTACAACAGACGTATTACGTGGATCAGGAAGTACAGTAGTTGTTACCACAAGTAGACCAAACATTATAACAGCAAGCGTTGTTGGATCTGGTATTTCTGTAGGTGCAACATGTCAGTTCAATATGTTTTGTCCTAACATGCCTGTGTATAAATTAACACCAGGTGGTTATGTTGGCAACGGAGTTACAACAACAAATAACGCATTGATCGAATGGTCAGATAGTTTCTACTTGTACGAATTTGTAGGAGATGCATAATGGAAAATATCCCAGCAGTAGCGAATAACAAAACAAACATCAATAGTGCTGAGTTTGTAAAGTTAACCATTTATAATGATGTTAACATTACACAAGCAATTGATATTGTTGCCGGTACACAATATGAAATTAAAACAGTTGGATCAACACCATGGACAACTATTGGTGCGCCCTCTTCAGCAATTGGTACAACATTTACTGCAAACGCCGCAGGTTCTGGTAGTGGTACTGCGTATGACATAACTGTTTATACATTCAGTAGTGCTTACCAAGCACAAACAATAGCAAATACAGTATACAGTCCATTAGGTGGCTTGCTTGCTGTAGGTATTCAACAGCGTGACATTCGTGTTACTAGTGCTGATACATCAATTGTAATAAGTGGCATTCCTGCTGATGGTTCAGACAATATGGCAATCGTACTTGGTACAAAGATACGTGGAAGTAAAGTTGAAATTACTCGTGGCTTTTACGATAATAATTATGTACTTTCCAATACAGCACAACGTTTTACTGGTATTGTAACGAGTTATAATATTACTGAAGAAAGACAAGAGTTAATGGATAATTTTTCAATTACATTAAATGCCTCTAGTTATAAATCAGTATTAGAAAATCGTATTGCTGGAAGAAAAACAAATGAAGAAAGTTGGAAAGTTTTTAATCCAACTGATACATCAATGGATAACATTTATTCATTATCAGATCAAAAATTCGATTTTGGTATGACTCCAAGTACAACGGCTACTACATCAAGTACAGCAGGAGCTGAGGCTAGGAGATCAACTCAAACAAATAGTAGTAGTCAAACATGAACATAAGAATAGCAAATAAATTTGATATGCCTTACCTAATAGACATGGTAAAGCATTTCCATGAATCAATTAATTTACCTGAAACAATAGGTCAACCATTAGACTTTGAATATATTAATAAAATATTTCATCATGCTATACTTGGTGGAGGATTAATATTGGTCGCAGAAATAGAAAAACCAATTGGGTTTTTGTTCGC